TCAGCACCCTGGAGAGGGAGGGCACCACCGCCTACAAACTCACATCCCGTTAATACGTCCTGTCTGGGAAACATATCAAGGGACGTATGCTCATTAAAATTTCAACAAGAAGCCTTTTGTTGCCCACTAGTGGGATTCAGCACCCTGGAGAGGGAGGGCACCACCGCCTACAAACTCACATCCCGTTAATACGTCCTGTCTGGGAAACATATCAAGGGACGTATGCTCATGCTCGATCTAGAGTGTGAGTTGAGCGTCACCACGGTAGGAGGAGAGTCTCTTCCCCTGCCTGGTGGCGGTCCATGGTTCAGCCATTGCTCAACGGTCTTTCGATCGTTCGTCCACAGCTGCTCCAACGACGTGGCGATACTGGACGCGAAACTTGCTGTCGTGCGCACTGGGCTTACCTTGTGCACGACAGAGAGCAGCGCTCCGGCCGTAACCACACCCCTCGAGGCTCCAACGAGCCGTGCTCAACTTGAGGCACACGTCGACGTTTTGCGCTTAAGCACGCCTGAGTGCGAGCCGTACACCATGCATTACATCGATTATGGCGCCGACAAGTTCATGAGCAAAACCTCTGGCCGCAGGTCGTTTGATGACGCCTGCATCCTGGTGAAATATGCTTCCAAGATGCACGTTCAGGGCGTCGATCGGAAACCAATGAACCAGGGCCGCATGTGGTCGATGGGCCTATCAGACTACATCGGCTTCTACCTGCCAGAGGAGTTTCGCCGCCGCTTTGCTGGAGTGGCGGCCGGGGACACAAACAAGCTGTTCAACATGATGTTCAGCCACGACGGCGACGCCGACAACGAACAGACCCTAACTGAACAACGCAGGGTCCATCGTGAGCGTCAGCACTGGCTATCTGTGATCTTCCGGATTCATTCGGTCGACATGAGCGGAGGGCTAAAGTCGAACGTCCCCCTAGCGGGTCAGCAAAGTCCGATACCATCAGAACTGGTACATCGCTCGGACGGAACTACCCGCATTCATCAGCGTGCCAAGGAATTCACGAACCCGACCGACGAGGAGGTTCGGGATTGCGTGAAGCCCAACAGCACGAGCACACACCCTGAGCTTGCCGCGTATCGCCATCTTTTAACCACTTCTTTGCGGAAGTTGGTGCGGCGGCTCGGGTATGTGCAATACGACACTACCATCTCAAGCGCGGCCCGCGATAAGATGGCCCACGGCCGGAGAGACGTGATTCAACTCAAGGATCTCCGACACGTAGGGTCAAGCGAGCCACCTGATATCGATGAGATCCGCAAGGAACTCAACGGGTGCAAGCCTAAGACGGTCGTAACACTCCTCGACACACTCACGTATATGACGACTCTGCGCGACCACGCAGGGGAAGACATCATTGCGACGTTGCCGATTTACTCGAGTCTCTCGGGTGATTTTAAGGAGAGCATGTACTATTGCTATGATGTTGACGACCACGGCCATGCATTGTACTGCGAGACGATCGGTGAGAACGACACGTCGTCCGTTTTCCATAACCAGAGGTCGTGGAACTTCGGGGAGAACGACGTGGTTTACATTCCCAACAAGCAGTGCACCGGCTTCGGCATCTACGATGTCGTTAAAGACTGCCGCCACGATATCAACCGTCAGACTGTGTTCCTGACCATGAACACCTGGGTGAACATGCCGTTCGAGATCGCGGACCAGCTCGTGCTGGCCGCATTCGGCGTGCGATTCAGTGACATGTACAGCGAGCCTGGACCCTGTAAGAACGTCAAAATCATCAACGGGGCCAACCCGATTTTGGTGATGAGCGTTGTGAAAGGGCACAAGCGCATTGTCTACACGCGCTACAAGGACGAGACCTCCGCCGCCGGCACCGCTACGGTGCTGCCGGAAGTGTTGCGCTTTATCCACCATCTTTATTCACACGGTGGACGCGCACACGGTCTGACGTCCCGAGAGATTCTCCAACGCCTGCAGCTTTACATGGGTTCTATGCTGCCGGGCGGTAAGGCCGACGCCCCAGACTACACGAGCCTCCTAGAGATGTATCGTGTTCTCGGGCCTCCTGACGAGCTTCCGTGCGCCGTGTTCTACTCGGTCGAGAAGTTTAAGATTGACAATCCAGGAGATGACGCCCCATCGGAGAACCGTACGGCCAAGGCGGCCGTGCAGGCACCGAGTGTCGTAACGTGCCCTAAGATCTACGGAGTAACCGCCCCAGATGAGGCCGCAACAGAAGTCGCGGCTGAAGAGCACCTGGGCGAGGGCAACACAAAGGAGCAGGGAGCGCACATGAAGAAGATCGCAACGTTCGCGAAGCGTTTCTTCATAGCTGGCTTGGAAAAGCACAGCGGATGCGCCCCCGGCAGTGTGACCGTAGTTCCGCGCGAGAAGGTGATCGCGAACCGGACGCGCGCTACGCAGCGTGCGAACGAAATCACCTCGGGGCTTGGAGTCACGCCGGACGACGAGATGGGCCGCGCCTTCGTTAAGACGAACGAGGTCGCCGCTCTCAAGAAAGCCGCGCGAATGATCCAGTCCCCACCACACGAGCTATCCATCGACTCTGGTCGGCTCGGCATGTCACTCGACAAGATTGTCAAGCCGACCGATGGCGAGTCGAAAGGCGTGGGCTTCTACTGCCCAGGAATGACGCCAAAGGAGATCTCGGAGGCATTGCGCAGCCAGTACGCTGCCTGTAAGACCATGCGCCTTAAGTACGGCGCTGGCAAGATACCTCAAGTGGATTATACAAGCGCAGACAAGTCTCACTCTGAGGAGTCTGCGGAGCTCGTTGCCGATATCATACGGCATTTCTTTTCAGACGAGCATTGCCCCGACCTAGGGGAGTCCCACAAGGCGTGGGCTCTCAGGACCTATTACAGCTGCTTTAATATGAAGGTCCAGGCCGGGAAGAAGGTCAAGAACACCAAGTGGAAGAACGCGAGTGGCACCGGCATCACTACGCTACTCAACACATTGGTTTTCGGTTTCCGCTCATACCTAACCGTGATACTCGCCCTGTTCTTTAGTCAGATGATGGGCGAGGACGGCGTCATCGATGGTTTCCCGACTGACCAGTTTGGGAACCTTGACCCCGTAACGGCAGGCGGGGCGGACTGGTTTACGAACAACATGTTCCGCGCACAGCTCAAGGTGTTGCAGGCCACAGACCACCACTGGTGGGATGAGGCTGTGAACTCCAACGGCCTCGCGATGTCCCCCGGGGTGTCGGTGCAAGTCATGGAGCTATTGTTCTATTTAATCGGCCTTAAGTACGGCGACGACGGCGTGGAGTTCAACGTTCCTGGCGTGTCAGATGCGTGTTGGATTCTCGCCAGCAAATACCTTGACGCCACAGACGGCTTCAGCCGCACCTTGGGTTTTTCGGATCCCAAGGACGATGCGGAGCTCGAGTTTCTCTCGCGGAACTACCCTAACCTCACGGAAACGGGTGCTTCATACTGCAAGATCGAGCGCGCTGCTGAGAAAATCCGCGTCGCCACTAACGCTGACCCACTGAAGTTTCGCGATAAACTCGTGGGATATTTGGTCACGGACCGTTTCACACCTGTCATAGGTGCCTTCATCAAAGCCATTTGGAACACGAAGGATTATGGCAGGATGTACGAGCAGTTTGACGACTTCGACCGCGGCATCTTGTGTGATGCCTACCTCAAGAGGGTCGAGGCAACGGACCGTGAGCTGGCCTGGAAGCTAAAAGAAGGCCCTTTCCCTGTAAGCGAAGACGACCAAGACATCATGTATGAGGCCGTCGCCGCCCAGTACGGCTGGACATCCGGTGAGCTCCGCTCATGGGACCAAGGCTTAAGCTCTCAGAAGACGATTGAGGGGATTAGGTCGTACAAGCTTCCGCCAGCACTCACAAACATCACCGCCGACGATCCGCTCGGCGATGACATCGCGCCAGAGCCCCCGCTGGGCGTGGCAATGGCTGCAGCGTTTCCCGATGAGAGAGCGCTGTACAACGCCTTGCCCGAATCCACACGGCGGCAGGCCCGCGCGACGCTGGAAGACATTCTCAGCGCTTTGTGAGTCCGCATTGCGGGTGGTAGGACTTGCTGTACCGCAATTTGCAGCAAGAAAATTGGTGACGGTTATTACTCCAGACCGGATTCCAAACACCCAAATCCCTACAAGGCCATGCCGGGCCGAAAATCTTAGGATTAAACAGAAGAACCACAACACACTCGCTTGATTTACATGGGTAACTCGGAGGCCGAACGCTTGCGCGATGTCGTGCGCGCTAAAGATCCAATGCGTTCATTGTGCCAGGAGCGCCTGATCACGCCGGAGGCGTGCGATTGGGTCAAGTTCGCGCTTGACCCGTTTCACGACCAACAGCTTGAGAATTTGCGCGGATATCCTGACATAGCCACCGAGCCAACCGTCGTCGTGAAGATCCGCCAGGCGGTAAACATCAGCGCCCCACATGGCTTGCCAGATGGAAACACCTGGGATTGCCACATGGTTTTGTCCCCCATCGACTACGCTCCAAAGAGCGCAACTGTCGGTGTTCGGGCTCAGCCAATGGGCGCGGGCACGGGTGCTACCAACACCTACAATGCCGCCGGTTTGATCACGGGAGCCAAGCTAAACGACAGCTTCACTGCGTCTAAGACGAGTCGCATGGATGGCCTCATAATCAACTCAGTCCCGGGTGACGGTAACGGCGAGGGTAACACCACTTTCACTCCTGCCCACATGCCGCCGAGCTCAGAAGACGAATCCGCACTCTATGCATCACACAACATTACCCTCGACGATTACTTAGACTACGCAGATACCGACCTAGGTGTCTATCGTATTGTCTACAGTGGTTTCGAGGTTGTCAACACTACTGCGCAAATTTACAAACAGGGCGCAGTGACTGTGTACGAGTACGGCAACAGCTACGAAACTGGCACCTCGTCCCCCGATGGTTATGACGCGGTCAACGGCGGCGCTTCCAATGAGCGCTTCCCCGTTGGCGTTTACAACCCTACAAATTACTTCCGTTGCCCACCAAACAACCTGGCAGAAGCAAAGATCATGCCAGGCTCTCACTCGTGGGCAGCGCAGGATGGGTCGTACAACACTGCGAAATTTCAGACCGAGAATCCTTTTCAGGCATTGACCTCACGTCCGTGGGTGATTGCACAGAACAAGGATGTTACCACGGCCTCAGCGGGCTACATGACTCCAAGCCCGATGGGGCCGCGTACCGGTGTCCCATACAGTGCTGGGAGTTTCGCGAGCTCTCACCTCCTTGCTCAACAAGCGGCGTATTATCCGGTGAGCACCGAGACGCCCACTGGCGCGTGCGGCCCTGCTCACTTTTCGAGGATGAACACGACCGGCGCGTACTACACTGGGCTGTCTAAGCAAACGACACTTTTTGTAACGTGGCGTGTCGGCATCGAAAGACTGCCGTCCGCCAACAAGCCGGCGTTCCTTGCGCTCGCACAGCCGTCCGCGTCTTTCGACCCTAATGCATTGGTCCTTTATAACATGGTCGCGAACGTTCTTCCCCCTGGTTGCCCTCAGGGTTACAATGATGCTGGGAAATGGTACAATTGGATTGCTACGGCAGCCAAGAATTCTATCCCACACGTGTACCCTATCGTACGCATGGCTTCGACCATGGCCGCTGCGATGGGCCGGCCACTGCTCGCCACGGGCCTTAAAACCCTTGAGGCGCAAATGAAACCCGTCGCCCAGAAGATGGCAGTGACGAAGCTTCAGGCAGCAGTGAGGGGTGCCAAAGGGCGCAAAGCCGTCCAAAACTGGTCCAAGGGCCGGGGCGCCCCTGGCGGGACCAATGGTCTCCGCTAAACCACACCACCACGAACACAGGTGGTGGTGTGGTAGCCGCACAGAAACATATGTGAACCGTCATTGGAATTCCACCCCCACCACACACCCCATTTATAGGGGCGGCAAGTATGATAGCAGGCGCTAGACTAAGTTGATCCCGAAGATAAAATACCGGGGCGCCAGCAGGATCCACCCGTCACTGGGTTGTGTAGGGAAGGGGGGGAGTATCCACAGGAAGCCAGCAAGAGCTGATGATCCGTCTACCGGGAAACATTTCCGGTTACCACTCAAAGGGAGAGACGGGTTGACCCTTGCGCTGGCTATTACCCTGGAAGATCTCCGGCCTGTACGGTATTACAGGCTGGGACTGAACGATCAGTCTAAAACATCAATCGAGGGAACCATTTGGTTTCTACTGTCGAATTCAGTTGGTGGTGCGCGCACTAACTGTACCCTCCGTCGGGGGTTTCGGCGGGGTCCCTGTTTACAC